CATCTGTAGCATCGAATATTAAATGGCTCAAAATCTGGACGGTGATAACGTGGACCCCGAGAAGTTCTATCCCGTTATCAACCGTCAACCTGGGCGGTTTCTTCAATTTTGGGATGCTTTCTTTCTTCCCGTTCGCTTTTCTTGTTTGCATGAAAGCAACATCATATGCATCCCTTTTCCCAAGTCTTGCGTCAACCTCAAGTTTAGCACACATTTCAGCTACCTCATCAGCTGAAAACTTTGACAGGACCACTTCCTCGAGGGTCTTATCTCCATACAACTTGTCATATGTGCTGATGATTGCCTTCCTGGTCATCACTTTCTGCTTAAGGGCACTCCAAAACCTTGCCACACGTTTCGCTGTCGGAGCTTCCCTGTCATAGGTGAGCTCTGGGTAATTGTCTGAACCGATTGGATCAGCGAAAACGGTGCGTGGCCTCTCTGTTCTGAATTCCAAGGCATGTGCGACAGACTTCTTCTCTTCGGTGCAGTGCACCGTGGTTGCGGCAATCACAGGTCCGCAAGAACTCGCAGATGGGTAATATACAGGTGCGTAAACAGTGGGCACGCTGACATCAGGCAAACCATCTGGTCCTGTTGCATTAGGTGGGCTAAAGAAATGTGCGGAATCAGTTGTCCTGTCAGACTGTTTGAGTTCCAACAAGCGCGTGCTGTGTGACATGGCTTGAGATTTCTCAAAAGCTTTGTTCTCACCAACAAGTTCCTGGGTGCGCTTCCACGGACCACTAAGAACAGCAGCTTGTGGCACCATCCCGCCGTTGGCAGAAATGGCATCCCAATAATACCTCAATTTGTTGACTTTTGCTATCATAGCATTGGCAACATCTGGCACAACAACATCTCCGACAACAGCCCCGCCTGGTGGCACAAAATGTGGAGGAGGAGGCACTACACGATCTGGTGGCCTCCCAAGCACCCCTGCAGGTGCAACACGGACTGGCCAACGACGTGGTCGCAAAATGCCACCACTCGCAGGCTCTTCAGCAGCGCCAGCAGAAACAACTGACTCTGAATCGAGGGCAGGGAAATCAACTGCACCTTCAACAATTTCCTGAGCAGGAAAATCAACTGCTCGATCAACATTTGTGCCTTCACCTGGCACTTCTTGCGGCATTGGAGCAAGGTCTTCATGTGAATTGTAATATGTCCACTCACCTGATGCTCTACTCAAGTCAACAGTGACTGAGAATGGTGCCTGCAAAGATGGCAATGAATCAACATCATCGCGCAAAGAACAACAACCGCGTTGCATGCGGTATTCTGATTAAATCTTCTTTTCCAAAATACTTTATGGATGCTTCCTCCCAAGGTTCCCAAGGGTGGGACCCTGTCTCGGTTGCGCCAGAATGGGCAACAGTGCTAGCGGCACCAGCAACACACTGGTCCGCTACAAGTTCGCTTGGTGATGACGTGTCGACAGAATGGATGTCAGGCACATAAGCGGCTTGGAGCACATGTAATGGAACCCCTAATGCTGGTTCTGAGGGTTGAGGTAGCATTGGTTCGGCAAATGAGTCAACGGCTGCCGGCAATGGTAACATCGACGCAGCAACAACCGGGCCTTTCTTTTTGTTTGGTGGGCTTTTGGCCGGTGGAGCCTTGACTTTCAACAACGTTGGTGCAAAATTAACAGCAAACCTTTCTCGACCATAATTGGATAAAGCCGAGAAAATAGCACCCGCACACTCAACCGCTGGACTCCGAACAGCAGGCGGTGGAGATTTTGGCGTGCCAAGCAGAAACGGATCAATACCGTCATCTTGAATTTCTGGAGGCAAACCAGCAGGCTCTTCAGCAACAAGAGCCTGTGGCGGGATTTCTCCTGTGAGCAGTGAAACAACATCTGCGTCAGCAGGTAGACCAATGGCAGCTGGGGTGACTGCTCTTTCGTCAGGATGAACGAAATCGGGAGGAAACCCAAATTGATCTAAGATACGCGCCCGCGCATCTCGGCAAGCAAGCCTGTGACCTGTAGGCAAACAACATCCAGGCACAGAACATCTTTTGCGCACAACACATTTATTATACCCTCCAAAACCACTGAAGACAGTAGTCTCAACGAAATCGTTAGCAGCAACGACAACCGTCTCAACAGTAGAGTTCTGGTGGGATAAACTCAAATTTGCGAGCATAAGCATGCAAGCATTTTGCCTCTGGATTCTAGCTACATTTCGTCTTAAAAATTGAAGAGGTGAAAACACCCTTTCCCAACAGCCGTAAGAACGAGATCTGTTGAATCTGAACACAGGTAACTCATCATCGTCTAGTTCTTCAGCAACACGCACATTAGGCGATGTTGTTAAAACTAGTGGTGCTGAAACAGTAGACTGATGAGGCACTGCACTCGATGGTTGGTCACTCAAACGTCGAAAATATGCTGTTAAATCTATGGTCAAACCCTGGTTGAACCCGACAGCAATGGAGCCAATCGGAAGTTCACCACGCAAATCATCTGAGGGCTCACCTTCAACGATGATATCTTGTGGAATGTCTGGTTCGAAAAATTCAACAACATGTTCTCGAATTGCAGGCAAAGGCAAGTCGGTCTCAACAAATAAAGCAACAGGTGCTTGATTGTTAACAAACAATGCTAAAAAATCAGCAATGATATTCCTCCCTGCAACGCCGTCAACAATAACGTCTGGGTAATTTTGCAACCGCATATCATTATATCCACGACGTTCATCAAACACACGACGCAAAATCTGTTGATCAGACAACACAAATGACACATCACACAATGCTCGACTGAGCACAGCGTAGGCGGCACGTATTGAATTAGCAACAACTTGCCGAGGATGTGTATGTTGAATGACGGGAAACAACGCGCGCTGAGCATGGCCGTCTGGAATGCGCAAGTGCAATTGTGGTAAGTGTGGTAATTGTAACCCGTCTGACAAAACACGTCTTGCAGAACGAATTTGGGCACCAACGTAAACAATAGCTCTTGTAGTACATTGCCTGACCCTAGCAAGCAAACGCAACGCGAAAGCACGTGAACGGATCTGATAATCGGTCAACATCAACCTGTAGCGGGCATAAAACAAAACAATTGAACGTGTGTAAGCACGGACAACTCTCTGAAAGTAACACGTAATCAAGTATCGGATCAAGAGCTGGATGAAGTAGCCAACAAACCCTTGACATATACCTGCGTAGTGAAACAAATACAGAACGAAACGAGCAAAAACAACTTCAGAATCCCATGTTGAG